CCGCGCGCGGTGGACTCCGTGCGGGGGCCTGGCCCGGGGAGCGGGGGGGGGGAGCTGGTCTGGCTGTTTGGGGGCGTGGTCCCGTGACGGCGTTCGGTTGGGTACAGGTCACCAGGCGCCGCCGTGCGCCGGACGGCGTGGACCAGTACGGAGAGCCGGTCCCGGGCTCGTGGACCGAGGAGGCAATTAGTGAGCGGGCGCTGTTCGCGCCGGACGACAGCCTCGAGTCTACGAGCCCGGGTCTGGCCCAGGTCGTGTCGTCTGTGGCTCTGTACTGGCGCGGTTCGCACCCGGACGTCGTGGCTTCGGACCGGCTCGTGGTAGACGGCGTGGAGTACGCGGTGATCGGGCGGCCGTACGACTGGCCTAAGGGCCTTAAGGTGAAGATCGAAGCGGTAGAGGCGAAGGGCGTGTGATGGGCTCGGTCAACTACAAGCCGAACAAGCGGGTGGCTCGCCAGATTCTGACCTCACCGCTGGCGTACGCCGCGGTGAACGACGGGGCACGAAAGCTCCGGGACCGCGTGGGTGAGGGCTTCCACACCCACCAGGGACACGGATCCACCCGCGCCCGCGCCTACGTGTCCGCAGACTCCGGGTCGAAGATCGCGAGAGCCAAGCTCCGGGACCACGCGCTCGAGCGGGTCCTGGGCTCCCTGCCCCCGTCGACGAAGGACTGACGCCATGCCCCAGGTACCCGACGTGAAGGCCGAGGTCATGAACCGCCTGCGGGCGGTCCTGCCCTGCCCGGTGGTGAGCAAGCGCCCCGAGGGCGCGAACACGCCACCGGAGTTCGTACGCGTGATCGCCACGGGCGGCGCGGGCCGCCTACACGTGGCCACCGCCCACGTCCAGCTGACGATCGACTCGTACGCCCCCACGACCGGCCGGGCTATGAAACTCGGTCTGGACGTGGACGCCGCGATGAACACGCTCCCCAAGACCGACGCCCCCGTAGGCGCCGTAACTGGCACATGTCCCGCCGAGGGCGTGGACGACTCAACCGTCGCTAAGCGAGTGACGGCCACCTACCAGATCACCGCGCGATTGGTGTGAGAAAGGACCAACCATGGCAAAAATCGACGCCGCGAACACGCTCATGTTCGGCAGTGAGTCGGACGCGATCTACCTGAGCGAGTACACGAAGAACTTGCTGAACTCGGTGACCGCTCTGGACTCGGCCGTCCCCACGGCCATGGAGGACATGGGCTGGATCTCCGAGGACGGCCTGTCGATCAACCTGAACGACTCGTCTGACAAGATCAAGGGCCACCAGGGCCACGGAACCGTTCGCCTCTACATGAGCGACTCCACGACTCAGCTCGAGGTCTCGCTGCTTGAGGCGAAGGCGAAGACTCTGGGCTGGAACTTCGACGCCACGGTGGAGAAGATCACCGGCCAGGGTGGCAAGCCGGACTACGCGAAGGTCGTCGCTCCGTCGGCCCGCGCGGCCCGCGACTTCACTGGCCTGGTGGACGGGTTCGACACGGCGAACTCCACGACCCAGTGGCGAATCCTGTTCCCCCGGCTGACTCTGGGCGAGCGCGAGGGGATCGCCATGAAGGTCGGCGAGCTGACTGTGTTCAAGTTCACGCTCGAGGTCATCGGTGGGTTCACGATCCTGACGAACCACCCGGCCATGATCCCGGCCTGACAGACTCCCCGGGACCGGGCGGTTGCCAGTCCCCCGGTCCCGGGCGAGACCCCACAAACTGGCGCAACTGGCACAACTGGCAAGGAGGAGCCATGACGGCAACCAAGAAAATCAGCCCGGCGGAGAAGGCCCGCCGGGAGGCGCAGAGCGCCGAGGACCGCGGCGAGATCCGTCCCGTGAAAGTCGACCTGTGGGGTGAGGTGATCGACCTGGATCCGACGCTCTACCAGGAGTTGGACCTGCTGGCCGACGCCATGATCTCCGACGACGACACGGAGACCGAGGAGGAGCGGATCAAGGCCTCGCTGCGGATCGTCCGCCGCCTGTGCGGTAACCGCTGGGCGCACGTCATGGCCGCCCTCAAGCGCGCGAACGACGGGCACGCCCCGCTGGCCGCCATGCGCGAGATCATGGAGAAGTGCGCGGAGGCCGCCCAGTCCCCGGAATCATCGGGCTCCCGGGAGTCCTGAATCGTTACTGGGATGAGGCTGAGGCGGACCTGCAGCGGGTCTACGGGATCGACCTGTCAGACCTGTGGCGGGGCCGCCTCAGTTTCCGTCGGATCGCCGTGCTGCTACGGGGACTGCCTGCCGGCAGTTGCTTGGGGCGCGCGGCTGGTGGCTCTGCCGCCTGGTCCGACGAGACCGCCGCGATCCTGTACGGGTTGTGGCGGGTCGAGTCCCGTATCGTGTCCACGATCCCGGGGGCAAAACGAAGAGACTTCCCGAGTCCGCCCGAGCCGCCGGAGCCCGGTTGGCAGGACCGGATCTGGGAGAAGGCCGAGAGGGAGAAGGCGAAGGCCCGCAACTGGCTGGCCCGCCACCCGGAACTCGGTCTGTCCGTATAACTGACGAAGGAGCCGCCCATGGCTGGTTACGATCTCGGAACTGCGTGGATCCAGGTTGCGATCTCCACGAACAAACTGCAGTCGCAGATCCGCGAGGCCATGGGCGGCGTGGACACGCGGCCCGCCGAGAACCGGATCGTCGGTGGCCTGGGCGGGGCGTTCAAGCAGGTCGGGAAAATCGCGGCCACCACGCTGACCACGGCGGCTACGATCGGCACGGGTCTGCTGTTCGGCGACATAGCGAAGCAGGCAATCGACGCCAGCGACGCGACGAACAAGTTCGCGAACACGCTCAAGTTCGCGGGCAAGTCGTCCGAGGAAGTCAAGCAACTGAGCGCGTCCGTGAAGGACTACGCGGACAAGACCGTCTACGGGCTCGGCGACATACAGAACATAACGGCTCAGCTCGCGTCCAACAACGTCGCGAACTACGACAAGCTGGCTGAGGCCGCGGGCAACCTGAACGCGGTGGCTGGTGGAAACGCCGAGACTTTCAAGTCGGTCGGCATGGTTCTGACTCAGACCGCCGGTCAGGGCAAACTGACGACGGAGAACTGGAACCAGTTGTCCGACGCGATCGCCGGTGCGTCCGGCCCGCTGCAGGAGCAGATGCTCAAGAACGGCGCCTACACGGGGAACTTCCGTGACGCCATGCAGAAGGGCGAGATCACCGCCGAGGAGTTCAACCAGGCGATCATGCAGCTGGGCATGACGGACGTCGCCAAGGAGGCGGCCACGTCGACCCAGACGATCGAGGGCGCGTGGGGAAACCTCGAGGCGGCTCTGGTCTCGGGCGGCATGAGCGTCCTGGACCGGATCAAGCCCGCGCTCACCGGGTTCATGAGCCAGATCGCGACCGGCTCGGAGACGGCCTTCGGCTGGATCAACGACAAACTGATCCCGGGGATCGGCGCGGTCTGGGACGTCCTGGCGCACGGCCAGTTCGACGGGTCCAGCAAACTGTTCGGACTCGAGGAGGACAGCGGGGTCGTCGACTTCCTGTTCAAGATCGGCGAGTCCGCCCGGGCTGCGGGTGGCTGGATCACCGGCACGCTCATGCCCGGCCTGCAGGGCGTCGCGTCGATCCTGTTCTCCGGGGACTACCAGGGACCGGACAAGTTGTTCGGACTCGAGGAGGACAGCGGCCTGGTCGATTTCCTGTTCCGGATCCGGGACGGCGCGATGGCCGCCGGGGAGTGGATCAACAACACGCTAATCCCGTCGGTCCAGGGGCTGGCGTCTCTGGTCTTCACCGGGGACGCGAGCAAGCCGATCCTGGGGATCAAGCCGGACTCGGCGCTCATGGGTTTCTTCGAGGGACTGCGCGACGCGGTCAGTAAGGCCGTGGACGCGGCCTTGAAGTTCTCCGGCTGGGTGATTGATAACAAGGGCGTGCTGTCGACTCTGGGGGTCACGATCGGCACGGTCGTGGCCTCGTTCTACGCCCTGAACACGGCGACCAAGACGATGGCGGCGATCCAGTCCGCCGGCAGTCTGCTGCAGTTCGTGGCCGGGCTGAACTCCATGAAGCGGGCCGTCGATCTGGCTAAGGGCGCGCAGGCGGCGTTCAACGTCGTGATGAACGCGAACCCGATTTTCCTGGTCGTGACCGCGATCGCCGCGGTCGCCGCCGGTCTGGCCTGGTTCTTCACGCAGACCGAGACGGGTAAGAAGGCGTGGGCGTCGATCACCGCCGAGTTCCGGAAGTTCCTGGACTGGATCGCGCCCTACTGGGACGCTACGATCAACGCGCTCGGTTCCACGTGGAACACGGTCTGGGGCGCGGTCAGCGGATTTTTCACGTCCTATGTCGTGCCGGTGATCTCCGGCGCGGTCTCCGTCCTGAGCACGGTCTGGTCGACTCTGAGCACCGCAGTCTCCACCGTGTGGAACGGGATCAAGACCGCGATCAGCGGCGTGGTCGGCTGGATCTCCTCCTGGGTCGGTCCGGTCCTGTCCGGAGTCTGGACCGGGATCAAGGTCGGCGTGTGGATCCTGGCCACGGCGGTCTCGCTCTACTTCCAGGCGTGGAAGTTCGCGATCTCCACCGTGGTCGACTGGATCATGACGTACGTGGCTCCGGTCCTGTCGACCGTGTGGGAGGGGATCAAGGTCGGAGCCCGCGCTCTGTGGGCCGGGATCGTCTGGGTCTGGGACGGGATCAAGGCGGCCGCGTTCGTCGTGGTCGGCTGGTTCCAGACCTACGTGCAGCCTGTCCTGTCTCTCGTGTGGTCGGGGATCCAGGTCGGCGCGCAGCTGCTGTGGACTGCCATGCAGTGGGTCTGGTCGGGGATCCGCACGGCCGTGTCTCTGGTCGTGGCCTGGTTCCAGGCGTACGTGCTTCCTGTCCTGTCGCTGGTCTGGGACGGGATCAAGGCCGGGGCTCAGCTCCTGTGGACTGGGATCACGACGATCTGGAACGGGATCAAGTCGGTCGTGCTCACGGTCGTCTCCTGGTTCCAGACCTACGTGTCTCCCACGATCTCCACGGTCTGGAACGGAATCAAGGCCAGCACCGACCTGTTGTGGGGCGGACTGAAGACCGTGTGGAACGGAATCAAGTCGACGATCAACTCGGTCGTCAACTGGTTCCAGAACACGGTCAAGCCGATTTTCGACACCGTGACCTCGAACATAAAGAGCGCGTTCGAGACCATGAAGTCCGGGATCCAGACCGTGTGGGACGGCGTGAAGTCGGTCGCCGCCAAACCTATCAATTTCATAATCAACACGGTCTACCGGGACGGGATCAAGAAGACGGCCGACTCTATCGCGGACAAGCTCGGGCTGGGGCTGCGACTCCCGTCCGTCTCCGGGATCCCCGGGTACGCGTCCGGTGGTGTCCTGCCCGGATACACGCCCGGGCGTGACGTCTATCACTTCTACAGCCCGGACGGCGGCGGGGCGCTGGCCCTGTCTGGCGGCGAGGGAATCATGCGACCCGAGTGGGTTCGCGCCGTCGGTGGTAAAGCGGCCGTGGACCGGATGAACGACGCCGCCACCCACGGCTCGGGTCGGTCGATCCCCGGCGGGGACCGCGGCACGAAGTTCGCGGCGTTCGCTAAGGGCGGCGTGTGGGACAAGATCAAAGGAACCGTGAGCAGCGGCTGGGACACGGCCACCAGCTGGATCTCCTCCGCGGCCGACGCGGTCTCTTCGATCATCTCCGACCCGCTCGGGGCGGTCGAGCACCTGATGCGTGCGCCGATGAACCTGGCTATGAGGGCCCTGCCCGGCTCGGCTTTCTTCCACGACATGGCGGGCGCGATCCCCGGCAAGTGGGTCGACAGCTTCGGCGAGTGGCTCAAGGGAAAGACCGCGAACATGGCGGCCTCCGACATAGTCAACGCCGCGCGTAAAGCGATTGGCGCGACCTACGTGTGGGGCGGCTCTTCGATCCCGCCCGGCGTCGACTGTTCCGGCCTGGTCTACTGGGCCGCCCACCAACTCGGGTCCCAGATCCCCCGCCTGACGGCCGCGGGTTACCAGGCAGGCAGCACGCCCGGTGGCTCCTACAACACGCCCGGGACGCTCCTGTTCTGGGGCGCTCCCGCCCACCACATAGCGATCGCCTCCGGCAACGGCATGATGGTCGAGGCTCCGACTTTCGGGATTCCGGTCCGTGAGGTCCCGATCTACGGGACCCCGTCGACCGGCCTGTACAAGTTCGACGACGGCGGCTTCCTGCAGCCCGGGATCACGCCGGTCCTGAACGCGACGGGCAAGCCCGAGCCAGTCTTCACCGGCAACCAGTGGGACAAGATCGACGAGCTCCTGACGCGCCAGAACAGCCCGTCCGAGTTGACGGTCGTGGACGTGGACGGTAAACTAGTCGGTAGGATGCGTGTGGAGGCCGAGCGCGTGGTCATCGCCGCCTCCAGCGACAACTGATAGGGGCGCGGTGGCTATAAAGGCTTGGATCGGTGAAGTCTCCGGACTGCCGTCCCTGCTTGTGGACGGACCCGGCCGGATCATGGCCGGGGACCGCCTCCTGGCCATGGTCGGTCAGGGCCAGCGCCTCGTGGCTGACGCCCTGGCCACCCCCGGCGTCCCGGTCACGTACCGGATCGGCGCGGAGAGCGCCGAGCTCACGCGCCCCGTGGGGGACTGGCACGGTGTGCACGTCGCCAGCCGGGACGGCCGGTCGATCCCCGGCCTAGTCTACGTGCACAACAGCGACCCGCTGGACTGGTCCGCCCAGGTGGCTCGCGTGGGCGGCGTAACTCGGTGGGCGCTGAGGGACGAGCCCGTGACCGGCGAGGGCGTCATCGTGTGCCCGCCCTCCTACGAGGCGTACATGTGGTGGCTGCTGCAGTCGCACAACCCGATCACGCTGGTCCCCACCGCCCCCACGGACGGCGTGCCGCCCCGGACGGTCGTGGTCAACAGCGTCGCACGCAAGCGCCTGTGGGACCAGGACCTGCAGTTCACCGTGAAGTGGACCGAGTTCGAGCCCCAGGACAACCGGACCGGCCTCGGGGCCGTCCCGGTCACCACCTGGGGCGAGTGGTCCGACTACGGCGAGAGCCACCCG